TAAAACTACTTAAATGAGATTTAACAACATCCAAGAGGTTGAGGAATCCCTTTTTAATCAGGGAGCACCTTTTTCTAATCCCCCGGCAGTCCAAGCTACGCCAGATTTAATGGCTTCCCCTGTGTCCCCGGCTCCTGTAGCTACCCCGGAAGCAGGGCCAGTTGATGAAGAGCCTTCTCTTATTTCTGATTTAGCCCTAGCTCCTGTTCGTGGTGTTTTAAATGCAACTGAGGAAGTTGCCGATTTAGTTACTCTAGGTAACGTCCCAGAAGGCACAATTAACAGGCTTGGCCGTTCTAAAACTATGGCTGGTGGCTTTGTGGAAAACGCCACACAATTCCTTGTTGGGTTTACTCCGGGTTTTGGATGGCTTAATGGTATTTCAAAAGCTGGTAAATTAGCCAAGTTAGGTAAAATTGGATCGTTGGTTGCAAAATCAAATGTAGTCAAAGGTGCTCTTGCTGGAGCCGTAGCTGACTTCTCTGTTTTTGACGGACACCAATCTAGGCTGTCTGATTTAATTGAATCTGTTCCAGAACTGCAAAACCCAATTACAGAGTATCTAGCCTCCGATCAGGATGATTCGGAATTTGAAGGCCGAATGAAGGGTGCTGTTGAAGGTTTGATTGCTGGAGGAATTGTTGACGGAATTATAGGGAGTGTAAAAGCTTTGCGTGGAGCTAAAAAAGCCATCGAAGCCGGGAATCCGCAACTTGCAGAAACTATTCTTAAAAACAACGAAGCTGACGCTTTAAACGCTATTTCAAAATCTGATCCTGAAGCCCCGAAACTTGAAGCTGAGCAACCAGACATTCTAGGCAAGCCCAAACCTGAGACTACCGGGGAGGCTAAAGTTGAGCCGACAGCCGAACAGCTTGGAAAAGAACTAAACGAATTAAACGCAGATCAAAGCCTTGTCTACAACATTAAGCCGAAAGAAGCCCCGGCTCCTAAACTTGTAGACGATAAAGAACTAAAGCAAGCCGAGTTTCTTGGAAGCCTTCCTGTTACTCAAAAGCTTGTTGGTATTATGGAAAAAGGCGATGCTGATATTTCGGCAATTCGTCAAGAGCTTTTAGGCGATGCCAAACGTCCAATTATTAATATTTTTGAGCATTCCGGCCCCGCTGGTGCTCACAAATCTATTACTGCATTCCTTAAAATTAAGAAGGAAGAGCTTCTAAACTATAGGTCTGATAATCCCAAACAAAACGAAGTTTTGGCTCAGGCAATTGATGATTTGAAAAGAGGAGGAGGGGAAAAATGGATTAATGATACCCTTTCAAGGGTGAAAGACACAAGGGAACTTCCTTTGTTGGTACTTAAAATGCGGGTGGCTCAAATGGATGTTATGAGCCAGTTGGGGGCAATGAGCGATCAGTACCTTTCCGCTTTAAAGAAAATGGAAGATAATCCTTTGGACGATTTAGCCAAACAAGATTATGTGTCTTCCTTTATTCGCCTAAACGAGCTTGTTCCAAATGTCACGAAAGTTTTGTTTGGGAACAAAGAGCTAGGCACAAACCTAGGGCGGGGGCTTGCATTTAGAAAACAAACTAAAAAAGAAGCTAAGCTTGCTGAAGAGCTTGTTGCAAGGGCAGAAAAGTGGGCAAAGAACCCGGCTCAAATGAAGCAATATGGAACCGCCATTGCCGAAGAGCTAGGCCAAGGAGATGCTAAAGAAGGCATCCGTCTGTTTAACCAAGGCATCGAAAGGTTCGCCACTTTGTTTGAAAAGTATGGGGAACGTGGGCTTGTGACTATGGCCCCGGACAAATTCTGGATCAAACTCCATAATGAATGGTGGATCAACGCCCTGCTTAGTGGCCCAAGAACTTTTGGCGTTAATATGATCGGTAATACCATTTCCACCCTTTGGAAGCCTTTTGAATCGGCGGTGGGTGCTCAGGTGGCTTACATTAAAACAGGCAATCCTGTGTTTCGTCAGATTCGCAACTCTTTCTGGAGCCAGTATGGGATGATGTTTGATACCGCAAGAGAAGCCCTTGTGATGGCTAATAAGGCTTTTAAAACAGGCGAGAGCGGTCTGGTTCAAAACAAAACAGCCGTTGAGCAGTTTGAGCAGATTATTACCAAAGAAAATTTTGAAGCAAAGCTTAACGAGATTGAGCAGAAGCACCCCAACACTTCTCCGCTGGTCAAAGGCTTGGCAAAGTTCCTTGTTACGGATGCCACAACCAAAGCAGGGGATTTAATTCGTCTTCCTACCAAAGCCCTTTTGTGGATGGATGAGTTTACCAAACAGCTAAACTTCCGCTCCTCGGCTAAGGCTCGTGCTATTAGCGAAGGCTACGATCAGGCTTGGGATTTAATTTCAAAAGGCGAGTTAGAAGCAGAAGCCATTGATTCTTTTGTCGCCAAGTATGCTGACGATACAATTAACAGCCTAGTACTTGAAGGCGGTGGTCTTTACGCTCTCCCGGCAATTCGCCGTAAAGGAGCTTTGGAAGGTGCAAGGCTTGGCAAATCAGGCTTGGACTTGGAGGATTATATTGAATCGTATGTAGCCAAAAACTATGACGAAACAAAATCCAACCTTGCCAAATACGCTTACGGATGGGCTGAAGAAGTAACCTTTACAAAGCGTGGAGCCGAAGGAACCATTCAACGCTCCGTTGAGAAGTTTGTAAAAGATCATCCAAGTATGAGGCTGATCCTTCCGTTTGTCACTACGCCGACAAACATTATCAAGTTCTTCGGTCAAAGAGCGTTTGGGTTGGCCGGGTTTGCCGAAGGAGCCATTAAAAGCCTAGACGAAACTTCGCCTGAGCTTAGCAAAGCCTACCTTCAGATTACCAAAGAGCTTTATAGTGCTGATCCGTTTCTTCGTGCCCAAGCTGAAGGCAAAATTGCTATGGGTATTTCAGTTCTTACCACGGCAGTTGGTCTTCATTCTGCCGGGATGATTACAGGCCAAGGTGCAAAGGACGAAAAAGAAAGAGCACTTAAACAAGCCACAGGATGGCAACCTTACAGCTTCCGGGTAAAGATTCCCGGTACGGACAGCTACCAGTATATTTCATATCAGCGGTTTGATCCTCTTGCCACTTTCTTTGGCATTGTCGCTGACTTTGCGGACAAAGCCACGGAAGACCCTGCCGGGAGCCGTGATTGGATTAACTTTGTTGGTTCTGCCATTGGCGTGGCCTTGAGCAAGAACATCACTTCTAAATCCTACCTTACAGGCATTGAGCAAGTGATGGACGCTCTTAATCAGCCTGATCGAAAGATGTCCCAATTCTTGGGTACACGCCTAGGTTCTTTGGTTGTTCCTAGCGTCCTTGGTCAGACCATTCCTATGGGCGACCCGGTTATGCGTGAAGCCCGGACGCTGATGGACAATGTTCTAAAGCGTGTTCCCGGCTTGTCTCAACGCCTTGACCCGAAACGTAACATTCTTGGCGAAGAAATTAAACGTCCTGAAGCCGTTGGGCCTGATTATGTAAGCCCATTGTTCGTCAGCACCGAAAAGAAAGACAAGGTTATGGACGAACTGGCTAACCTTAAGTACTCGTTTAGTTTGCCCCCGGTTATTGAAAAGGGAGGCATTGACCTTTACAGTTACAAGAACGCTTCCGGGCAAAGTGCCTATGACCGATACCTAGAGCTTACAGGACAAGTAACCATTGGGCGTAAAACGCTTCGTGACGCTTTAGCCAAACTTATTGGTACTCGTTCCTACCAAGCCCTTCCAGCCGATGCCGTGGAAGGTCTGGACAGCCCACGGATTGCCGAACTTCGCCGGGTTATTAGTAAGTATCGTGCCACGGCCAAGGAACAGGTTTATCGTGAATTCCCTGAATTAGATCGGGACAGCAATCTTCGTGGAAAATTAAAGCTGGCTAGACAGCAAGGGAAAGTGCTTGAAGCCCAAGACATTTTAGGGCAACTTAAAGGGGATACCCTATGAGTGACGAACTACACAGAAGCCTAGGCAAGCTTGAAGGTATGATTACTGAGGTTTTAAGGAACCAACAGGATTTTAAAAGCACCTTTGAGAAGCACGATGCCCGGTTGCGTCATATTGAAGGCAATTATATGAAAGGTCTTGGAATTGTAACAGCCATTGCTTTTGGCGTTACCTACCTTTGGGATATTATTAAACAGCGTGTTTTCGGTAGCTAAAATGGACGCTAACGCAGTCAAAACCAAGCTGGAAGAACTGCACGAATTGGTTGCAGATGCCTTGCTGGATAAGATTCGGGATGGGGAAGCTACCCCGGCAGATTTAAATGTCGCTAGGCAGTTTCTTAAGGATAACGGCATTGATGCCATCCCCGGAAAAGACACCCCCCTGTTTAATCTAGCCCTTGCCCTGCCGTTTCAGGATCAAGGAAAGCCGTTGGAAATTAAAGGAATTCAGGTAAAGGAACCCGCTCCGCTTCCGTTTAACGAGGTTTAATTAAATGAGAGATTACGCCAAAGAATACCGGGAATACCAAGGAACCCCTGAGCAGATTCGCAGAAGGGCTAGGCGTAATCGTGCCCGAAGGCTGATGATTAAAAAGTTTGGTAAATCACGGCTTCGACACAAGGATGTTGACCACAAAGACGGCAATCCCCACAACAATTCCTACTCAAATCTCCGTATTATGTCCAAAGCCAAAAACAGAAGCCGAAACAACAACTAAAAATTCTGTCGGCTTTCCGTGAAACATTCTTACGACCTTAAGATTTATAATGGGCGTATTAAAGTTTATGTAGATGGTTATGTAATGTTCACCTTTAATCAAATTGATTTTAAGGGGTATTACGCCTACAAAGACGACACAAGTTTATACGGAATTGATATTTATTTGATTGAAAGTAGCGGTGGAAGCGGGGGCGAAACCACAATGGAAATATATTTTAAAACCAAGGAAAACTGGCTTGGAGTGCTAGGACTTTTAGACAAACACCTTTAATTCTTCCACTCCGTTTGTGGAAACAAAACAATGAGTCAACTAGACCCAA